TTAATACCTGTCTTTCATAATTTTATACATACTTGCAATGTCTTCGCGAATAAGGATTATAGGAGCAGTGTTTTTTACTATCTGCTGCAACTGTCCAAGTCCTTCATGTTGAATATCTCTCATTTCGGACATGTTCGTTGCCACTGTTTCCGCATAGTTGCGCATAACGCTTATGTCAACACTTATTTGTGTACGTGTTGCGTTACCCAGCTCAACGGCACTTTGTATAGCATAACCAATACCAACAAGACTACTTGCTTGGTCTGCTGTAATTGCTTCAATTCCCTTAGCTGTTGCCGTCTGCTGCGATTGTGAGGCGTAGCCCGTAATCTGTGCCCAATAATCTCTTTCTTCAATGCCTTTCTGAACTATCTTGTCATATTCTTCCTTAAATTTATTAATATCGTCTTCTGAGAGCTGTCCTTCTTGCATCTTCTTTCCCCATTTCTCATACAATCCTTTAAGGTCTGTATTAATCAAGTTTTCCAGACCATATCGTAGAACCGCTTTTTGCATCATTTCAGCAAAGTTTTCGGAAAAATCCTCTGCTGTGCTTTGCATATCCATAAGCTTTGAGATAAAGTCGTCCCTCATGGAAGAAAAAGATATTTGTGTCAAGCTCTCGTTTATGCGGTCTGTGAGGTCTTGCAATTTATCGGCTTGGTCGATATAATCATCCAACTTTTTAGCAAGTCTGTCTCCATAACCTCCCTTGCCAGTGTCTTTGATTTTTTCCCAGATGTCAATCGCACCACCACGAAGCTTCTTCATTTCCTCGGGTGTTAAGTCCCATAGATTGCCGCTAAATTCCTTATTGCCTGTAATCTTTTTTATTCGTTCTATCTCGTCATCTGAAAAACCCTTCCAATAATAATTCCAAGAGTGATGAGCACCGTGATAGCCAGCTTGCTCTTGTGCTATCTTCTTGTAATTCTCGTTTTGCTCTTCTTGAAGTTTATAAGCTTCTTTGTACGCTTCCACTGACTTTACTCCACTTGAATTTTTCATCGTGTCGTTCAAGTCCTCTATTGATTGTTGCAAGCTCTCGTTTCTGTCTGATAGTTTATTAATTGCTTTCTCAACTTTCTCGGCATTTGAATTTGTAAACCATGAGGATATGCCCTTTGAAGAAAGTGCACCAAAGGAAAGAATAGATCCGAGTCTACCGGTAATAGTGTCAAGAATACCACCTATTCCGTTTACAAGTGAACCTCCAATCTGTTTAAGGAAGTCTCCGCTCAAGATATTGTCAAGCAAACCATTTACAGCACTTAGCACTGAGTCAATTAATCCTCCAACTATTCCGCCTATTCCTTGTTCTGCAATTACATCTAACAAATTTAAAACCGCTCCGATAATCTGGGACACCAAGTCCGTTTTACCTTCAAATGCTTTGCCGAGCAGTTTTCCTATAGTGTCCGTAACTGCCTGTGTCGCCTTACCACCATTAACCTTTTTGTCAAAATCCACAAATGAGTCCCAAACACTCGAAATTGAGCCGCTTTTCATATTCTGAAGAAGTGCATCAAGTGAGGTCAAAGTACTGCTAAGTTTCTGTGCTGAGTCGGTAACGTTGCTTTGTGCTCCGACGAGGTCGGCATCAGCATTTGCTAATGCTTGCCTGTTGCTGTCGTTCTTTTTCTGTGCAATATCGAGATTTCCAGTTGCATCAAGTATTTGTATTTCATTGCCGCTCTTCATTGCCTTTTCATAGGCTTCTTGTGCTTCTGCTAACTTCTTACTTGACTCATTGAGTTTTTCTTCTGCTTTATTTCTTTTCTCCAATTTCTGATTGTAGTCATCAATCAGTTTGCCAAGTTGTGAGAAATTAATATCTTCCCATTTGCTTGTGCCGTACTGATTGGACAACTCATTCATACGGGAAAGAAAGTCCTTTTGCTCTGTGAGTGGCTTTGCTTTGAAGGTATCGGTTTTTGAAAAATCCTTCATTGTTTTCAAAATGTCGGTCATTTGGTCTTCGAGTATTACGCCAAATTCGCCGAATACCTTTGCATAGTCAATTTTGCTTTCTATCTCGTTAGCTTTAACAGTTCCGACTTGCTTCGCTTTTTCCGCCTGCAAGGTCTTTACCTTGTAGGTGTCACCCTGTGCTTCTGCCTCCCTTATCTTTTCATCATATTCTTTAGCGATTGCAAGCTGTTGCTCCTTGAAGGTGCCGTATTCCTTCAAGTAGTCATAAAGGCTTTGTGTCTTCTTCTTTAATTGTGCCAAATCGTAAGCGTTCTCCTGTGCTTCCAAAGCTTCGTATTTTGCGTTAATAAGTGCCTTCTGGTCGCTTGTGAGTGTTACCTTTTTGTCCAATCCACTGGCATAGAAACCCTCACTATTCTTGTTTTTGGGGTTTTTGTTATATGCTTGCTCAGCAGCTGCAATATTCGCTTTTAAAAGGCTCTTTTGCTCTTCCTCTATTGCGTGTTTCTGTTTCTCGTAATCGAGTTTGTGTTGAGCCACTTCTTTCTCACTTGCGCTTTCAAGTCGCGAAATGCCCGCTTCTTTTTCGGCCACATACAAGTCCCATTTTGTTTTTTCGCTTGCAGCAAGGTCCTTTGCTTCTCGTTTAGCCTCTTCTTCACGGAATTTGCGTTGCTGTTCTTGCAATTGCTTTAGCTTGTTTTGTCCGTTCTTGTCCTTAATAGCATTTTGCTCACCTATCGCAAGCCCTTGGTCCGTTGGCTTTGAATTGGCGAGCGTTCTTGTGTCTGACATTAACGACTGCAAGTATTTTTTATCCTCTTTCGATATCAAGCCGTTGTTGGCGATTCTCTTTGCCGCCTTTAAGTAAGCTTTGCCAGGCGATTGCTCGCCCGCTTTTTTTAATTCTTCATTATATATTTGCTTTAGATGTTCTTGCCGTGATTTTCGTTTTTTATCATTCATCATGTTTTCTGTAGTCATCGCCATCAAAGGGCTTGCGATATAACTTATACCCTTCAAACCTTTTCCTAACAATGCAGAAAACCGACTATTTCCTAATTTTTTGTCCAGTGAGGCTATACTACTTGCAATATAATCTACAACAGGTTTTATACCCTTTTTTATAGCATTCGTAACCTGTCCTATTGTTTTCGCAAAGTATGTACAGTATTCAACAAACGAGGCATATGCTGGGGTTAAGTTCGCATTTACCTCATGTGCCAGTGCTTTTTTGGCATTTTGCAATCGTTTTTCCACGTTTACCATCTTGCCTTCTGCCGCTGCCACGGTTGCCGCTGCACTCGCCTCATTGTCTAAACCGTCTCTCATTTTTGTTATAGCGGCGGCGTTTTGCACAAATACTTTAGCGAGTGATGCTTGCCTTTTTCCTAATAGGGATGTTAACGTGTCATTGAGTTCTTGCGATTTTGCCAAATTAGAAAGTGCCTTTGTTGCACCTACGACCGCTGGATTATATTCATTCTTTGATTGCGCAGAAAGTCGTGTCATCATCATAACATAAGAGGATGCCGCTTCACTTGCACTTCCAAATGTTCTTTTACCATAAGCCGCCGCAGCAGCAAGCTCTTTCAATGAAATGCCAGCGTTTTGTGCTCTATTAGCTGTTGACGCAAGTGTTTGAGCCATTTCTTCATACGTTGCCGTTGATTGTTTAGACGCATTTATTATTATTGCGTTGTTGTGTGTTGCTTCAAGTGCCGACTGATGATATGCTCCAGCGATTTTCAGTTGATATTCGGCTGCTTTATCGGAAGTAGTGCCGAGTACGGTTGCTAAATCGTTTGAATTTTTGGTAACCTCAGAGATTGCATGTGCATTGTCTCGCAAGCCTTCAAAGTATTTCACCCAACGTGTTCCAGCAGCTGCCATTTCTTCTGCACTGTGACTACTTGAGTATTCAATTTCGACAAACTGACGGCGTAGTTCCTCCAGTGTGCCTTCATCCAGATACGTCTTCAATGGCGCCATGGCAACACGCAAAGATTCTGCTTGTTGCGATAGCCATTGCACAGATTTGCCAATAGCGACAGCGACTGCACCATATATGCCAGCCTTGCCGACCATACCTAAAAGACCTGAAAAATTACCATTACTCAGATTGGAAAATACGCCTTGTGCCTTGCCAAATAACCCAGTTATATCCTTTCCTGACTTTTGGGCATTTTCACCAATTTTTTTTGTGTTTTCAGCAGTCTTCTTTGCCGTTTTGGCTACATCTTCATAGGACGTACCCATTTCGCGCAATTTATCCTTGCCTTGTATTATTTCTCGTGTTATTTCCTCTTGCTTTCGCTTGTTTTCTTCCGCTTTGTCACTGTTCTTGCCATAAGTCTGCACAATTTCGGAATACTCGCTTTTAAGTATTTTCAGTTGGTTTATGTCTTCCTGTATGATTGTGTGAATGTCTTCTTTTGACATTCCACTCCATATGTCAGCTGTGGATGTTTTTACTTCCTCAGACGCTGTGCGTAATTTTCCCAACTCTGCCGTAACTTCGGCAATTTGCTGTTGCTTCTCCTTGATTGCGTCACTCTCTGCGAAATACTCTTTAATGGTTGCAAATGGATTTTCGCCCTTACGCATTGATGTAATAAAATCGCCTCCCCAACCGTTAGCATGGTGTGCCTCCATTTGCTCCAACTGCTCGTTGAGTTTCTTTAGCTCGTCTTCTTTGGCTCGTATCGCATCAAGCGTTTTGTTTGTGCTTTCAGTTTCTCGCTTTTGTTCAGCTTCTGCTTTTTGCGCTGTAGAAGTGTACGCCTCTGAAAGTCGCTGCAAGCTGCTTGCAATTTCATTCGCTTCGTTTTTCAGCTTGTTAGCACGTTCTAAAAGTGCATCCGCTGCCTGTGCGTTAAGAGCGTTGTTGCTATCGACAATATTGCCGTCAACGACCTTAAAAGTAGATGCCTCTTCTCTTGCTTTTTTCTCCTTTTCAAGCAAATTCGTCTGCTCGTCCATTAACTGACGATAACGTTCTTCGGCGCTCTCCTTTGCTTTTATATATTCGTTTTCGCTAATTTTGCCTTGCAAGACACGCTCCGTCAGCTTGTCAAGTGCCGCTGCCTCGGCGTTTGCTGTTTCGGCTCGCTGTTGGCTTGCTTCGGCTGCTTTTTGATACGCTTGCGTGCTGTCTTTTACAGCCTGTGTTTCTTCTCCTATCTTTTCTGCATTTGCACCGTGTGCCACGCTTTCAGTACCTACGGCTGCTGCCGCTCCAGCGTGAACAGTCGCATTTGCGCCAGTTGCTGCCGTTGATATAGACCGACCGGCATTCAGGGCATCAATAGCAGCATTGAGAGTACCAACATACTGCTGAGTACTGCCGAATGTACCCAACATTGATAAATATTCGTCGTTAAGTTTCTCTACTAAGCTCTGCTGAGATTTTAACTGCTCATTAATCTCATTCCATTTCTGAGAACCTTCGGTTGTTTCTGATAATCTTTTTTTAAGCTTATCGATGGTTGCTTCCGCAGTCTGAGCCTCCGATGCAAGTTTCTTTAATGCTTCGGGCGTGTCGGCAAGTGATTTGTTAATTTCTTCGATACCCTGCTTTAAGGTCTGCACGGATTGCTTTGTCTTATCGCTATCAGAAGCCGAACTTTGAGCAATTTCATTCAATGCCTTAGTCATCTTAGAGCTAACTTCATCCGTCTTTACTCCAAGTAAATTCAGGTCATTTATCAACTTATCAAAAGACTGCTGAATGTCAGTAATATCCAACTGTCCACTTATGCCAAGTATTTCGTCTGCTGCCATATTGTATATAAATTATCCCATCATATCCATAAAAAAGTCTGAGGCGTGTACTGACTTGTTAATTGATTGACGGTTAGTTGTGTTGACTGTGTTAGTGTTAACACTATTGCTGCCTTTGTCGTTATCCCATGTGGGAATAGAACGATTAAGAAGCATAATGTTTAAGTATGAGCGATTAAATACGACCTCCTCGTAACTCATACGGAAATATTTCATCACTGTTCCGACTGCTGCCCAGGGGGAATCGTTTGTGGCTCCGTCATCACTATTGCTTGGGTGAGGAAAGTTATAGAGGTTAAGAAAAAATTTGCGTTAAAAGACAGGCCAATAAATTTCACAAGTTCATTAAATGCATAGATGTCAAGATGCTTACGTATATAACGTCCAAACAGGTGTCGTTTCCAAGCCTTGCGAAAAGCACACACAATAAAAACCTCGCACATAAGACGTGCATCGTTGCCATGTGCAATAATTTCACCAATGATATTTACCTTGTCGTTATCTTTCCACGAGGGCTTCTTTATATCGTTAGCAAAAACCGACATTTCATATATCTGCATAAGTGTAAGAGGCTTTATTTTAAAACTAAGCCAACCAACTTTTATTTTTACAGGCTTTTCCTTTAAGGTTTCTGCCGTACGTTTTTTGTCTGCTGTTTTCATAGCTATAAAAATTAAAGCGGTGCGGCTTGGGTTATGCCCTTACCTCACCGCTTGTATTAAATAAAGAAATCCGTATCATTAAACGTCACCGGTTTCTTTGTCTATTTCGGTTTTAACGTCTTCGAGCATTGCCCAACGATGTCCACTAACCTTGTTGCCTTCTGCGTCAAACACAGCCATCTGACGGAACTCAATATTAAGGTTGGGCAATCCTGTCTTGCCGATAGAACCTGAGCGAGTGACGGTAAGCTTCATCTTTGACCACTGAAACACCTTTGCCGGAATATCGTCGAGCACCTTGGTTTTGATTTGTACAGCTTTGTAACATTCTGTCTCAGTTGGTTGCTCGTTATTCCATTTATTGTCGGTGGAAGTATAGCCAAGAATCGCTTTGAATACCTCAGGTGACAAGTCGTAAGTCTGTGCAGTAAAGCCTTTTGTTGCCGCTGACGAAGGAAGCACTGCATATGGGTCTTCCGAATCCTCAACCTCCACGTCATTGGTGGATGGTGCGCTGTCATTAAACGTCAACGAACCGGAAACGATAGCTTTGAACTTAAACGGGAAACTGGTAGGATAAGCACCATTTGCCGCAGGATCGGCAATGGCAAATTCGTCTATGCCATACACACCGTTTTTTCCATTTTTTGCCATATCTTAGTCTTTTAAATTGTTATACGTTACGTTGAATTTTAAATTAATGTAATAAGTGTTATCGTTATCGGGTGTAGGTCGCGAATCAGAATAAAATTCAAAATACGCGCCATCAAGATATGTGTTATCTTTAAAAAATACGAGGATGTTCTTTGCTATGGTCTTTAATCTTCGTGTGTTTGGTTCGTCACTGGCTGTTCTCTTAACGTGTATATTTACATTTACAACGCCTTCGTTTATTGTATCTTGCTGAACAAAAGGCAGATGGTTAATAACGACATATTCGTTTAAGCTTGATTTTTTGGGAATTTCGTATTTAAAAATCCCAAGCTCATTTATGCCGATATTTTTGCTCTCCTTCCTTAAAAGCCTGTACATCGCACTTACAGCGTCATCCCCTAACATCATACGTTTTGCATATAAGTTTTACAACCATAATTTAAGATAGCGACGTTTGAATGTCACAAATCCTTTTACTTCCAATTCTTTGTTGATAGTACCGTCTTTCTTGGTTATGAATACCTTATCGCCTTCGCGAGGCAGCATCTTGTATTTTGCCTTTGACAGAGGAGTTATCACCTCATACGAATAAGCATATTGCGAACCATCTGCCAATGTTATCAACCTTGCGCTTGTGTTTGGGAGTATAATACACTTGCCAAAATCATAAAAACGCGTTGCAGCTGCCTCAATAGGATTTCCATCCTCGTCATAGCCGCTGCCAGCATTCTCGTTGAGCATGTCAAAATTTGGATTACCATTATCGTCCACATCGTAGAATTGTTCACCTATTTGTACATACCCAACATTATAGATTTTAAGCTGAATTTGCATCTTGTCCTCAAAATTCATGCTTTCCCCTCCTTACCACACTTTTGGACTTCTCAACCAATAATCATCCGAATCGCTATTAAGCACAAGGTCAGCATCCAATCCGGCATCCTTGGCGATAGACTTAATCATATCGTCAATCAAGCTATTCTTAGCTTTGTAGCCTTGTGATATGCCACCCACATTCTCACTTGAAAGCACACGCATCTTGTAAAGTATACGCATTGCAGCATAGGCTACGGGCTTTTTTACAGACACAGAATATGCATCATCAACACTTGCTGTGATGGTGTATTTATCAACTGCGTCGATAAACATCTTCTCTATTGCTTCATCAGAAGTAGAGAAGGGCTGAATTTCGCTTGCGATAGCTTCTGAGATTGTCATGCTGTCCTTGTCTTAATGTTACAACTTACTACATTTAGAGCTTCCCAAGACCACCTTTACTTGGTAGTCTTGAGAATATAGAGGTCATTCAAACCGTTGAATACAGGCTGTGCCCACATATCATAGTTGACATGATAGCCAGTCTTGTCACGCCAATAGCCCACAAGATTATCGTCATGCAAAGAATAAGAAACCTGCGGAATAGGATCTGCCAACTCCAATGGGTCTGAAATCTTCATCACGGCAACATTGTCAGCGCACTGTGCGATTACTCGGTCATCAACGATAAGGTTGACGGTAGATCCGTCGGCGAGGGTTACAAACTGGTCTTCATCAATCTGTATTGCAGGCAGCAGAACGGAACGCAGATAAGTGTTTATCTGGTCTACCGTAAGCATCGGCACAGCAGGATTTAACTGTACAGTACCGAGGTTAAGCTTGAACGTGTCCTTGATTTCCTTTGCCTTGCACATTTTAAAGAATGTGTTTTCGGACATACGGAGCTTCTGAATCTTGCGACCCTTCTTCTTCGCCTCGTCCTTGAGCATCTTGATGTCAGCAATTGGAGTTGCATTTTCGTCTCCCCAATTCGTAGAAACGGTTAGCTGCTTAATGCCGAGGTCAAAGGTGTAAGACACATTCGCTTTTGCGTTGTTAGCGCGAGAGACTGTCTGCTTGCCCGTGTAAAGTCCCTCATAATAAAGCATGTCAAGACGCTTGTGTGGTGCAATGACGGCACGTTCGTACGGACGGAAAGAATATTTGATAAGCTTATCGTACTGAGCATTGAGCTGTGCCTGTGTGTAGTTACGTCCAGTCATATCACGGTAACGACCTTCGAGCTGTTGCATCTGGTCGAGATATTCGTTGTCAAGCTCCCACTCGTCACCATAGCGACCGACAGAACCTGTCAACTGACCGAAGTCTGGCATGTGGTGTACCGGTTTCGCAGCATTTTTGGCGATAACAGAACCGACCATAGCAGCAGTGTACTCCGCAAGATTAGCCTGATAAACCTTAGCTGCGCAATAGTCCACCTGCTTAATCTCGTTTTTCCACAAAGCCTTGTATGTCGAGGTCTTCATGTTCTCGTCAATATAGGTCTGAAAAGACTTCGGGTCTAATAGCTGTTTGAGAATACTATTCATACCTTTTCTATATTTTTTGTTATTGTTATCCTATTAATAATACCTGCTTGTTACTGAATCTTAAACAATGCGATACCATTGGCGTTCAAACCAGCCTTGATGTCTGCGTTGACAGGATAGGGTAGTGATGCTTCCTCGACCTCCATAACTCGGAGTGTAGGCTCAACCTGTTGCGAAGCGTCCTTGTCAAGCTCCTTTGTTGCGTAGGTAAAGCCAAGGAGCACGTCCGAATCCTTGTTGTAGTCAGTAACAATATCGTTTGCATTGATTGCAGCTTCGAGTCCTGCTGAAAGCGTTACAGTGTCGAGTGTCGTGCTTCTTGTGATAGAAGAGATTTTCTTACCGCCAATGGTGTCACCCTCTTTAAAGAGAGAACCAGGTGCGAGTTTTACTGTCTTGGCAGCAGCATCCGCTTTTTCCGTAACCTTTGCCGTCTTTACAGCAACAGCCTTACCACCCGTGCCGAGCTTGACAACAGTGCCCTTGGGTAGCCATTTGAGTTCGGCTGGAAGATTGCTTTGGTCAAGGTCATAGCCGCCCTGTCTTACGACGCACTGCTCCTCCCACCAAGAACCTTCCTTGATGTCGGTAGGCACAAGCTTTTTGAGGTACATTCCTTTATAAGCCATACTTTACTAATTTTAAAATTTACTTTGATTTACTTTGCAGCACCATCGGGCTTAGGAGCATTGCGCTCGGCAAAACCCTCCATGCGCTTGATAAAATCCTGCTGCTCGGTCTGAGGTGTGCTTGTTGTCGGAGCTGTAACGAATGTGCCGCTTGCAACCAAAGACTGCTTCAGTGCGGTGTAATCGTTTATAATCTGCTCAACGACATTGTCAAGGTTTTCCTCTTTGTCGAGCGTGTAACGTGAGCGGAATACTTCTGGAACATCCTTTAGCTTTTCGTTGCCTTGCAGCAAGGTTGACAATCTTGTCTTTTCCTCTCGTTCTTTGTAAGGTGCGAGAGCGGCAGCAACGGCTTCTGAAATAGCTTTCTGCTGCTCTTCTTTTGACGCGGCAATCATTTTCGCCACAGCATCCATTGTAAGCGGTGTGTCCGTTGGAGAAGTCGGAGGTGTCGGAGGCGTGGGTGGTACTGGAGGGTCTGTCGGTTTTACCCATCCTTTGTACTTCGCTTCTATCTCACTGACTGCTCGGTTAAATGACGATTGCATCATGCCGACATAAGGTTCGACTGCCGTAATAGCTTTGGTAACGTCCTCGTCTGTTGACTCATCTGTTAGGCCACGACCTGCGATAATCTGGTCTACCAGCTTTGAAAGTTCATCCTTCTTCAAACCGTACTTCGCGAATGACGTTTTGCAAGAAGCAAGCACTTTTTCTTTTATTGCCATAGTGTAATTCTGTTTAAACGTTAATGGATATTTTTATCTGACAACAAAATTACATTATAAACAAATGCGCGTAAAGAAAATTAAAAAGGCTGTGTAAACAATTTTGATTTAGCGTGTTTTTCTTTGGCCTGCTTGGCGTTTTCACATGCTGATATATAAGTTTATATCGGCGTAAAGATATTGCAACATATGCAAAATAAAACGGGGTACAGCGCATTTGTAAGCGTTGTACCCCCGTAATAATTTATTATTTACAAGCTTCTACAAGCCTGTTTATATCGTAGCGTTATCCAAGTTTTCAATGTTTTGCTCTATGTTGACAGCTATAGCGTCACGGAGCGCACGAACAGTCGCAATTGTTGCATTAATCACGTTTTCTCCTTCTTCTTTGTCTTCAAACAGGCTTATGGCCCGCTCTTGCAATTTCATGCAATCCCGGAGAAGACAAAGCATGTCCGAGGTTGTGTTGCTCACTGTGAATACTACCTCGCTGTTATTTGTTGATTTATTGTCGTTCATGATTTACTCTGATTTAAATGGTTCGTGTTACTTGTTTTTGTTGTCTCCTGCTAATTCGGCAATAGCTCGCTTTACTTTAAAGTCATTGTTGTAAAGCGCAATGATAAATCGCTTGCCACGCTGATTCCATACAAGGGTCGTACTTGTTAATGTCTCACCATTGCTTGACTGATAGTTGTAGGTGCGTGTACCTGCCAAGTTCCAACCTTTATAAGGCATCTTTAAGTGCCATTGTCCTGATTGTGAGTAAATTATGCCTAAATCCTTTAGTTTTGCGTTGAGTGTGCGTGCCGTAATGTGCAAGTCGTCGGCTACTTGCGTTGTTGTCATGCAACTTGTAGACGCAAGTGTTTTGTCGTAGTATTCAGCTTTAGGTGCTGCTACGGTCAATTCTTTCTTTTGCAAGTTGATTGTTTCTGCTTGCTGTTCGGTTTGTGTTTCAAGCTGTTTGATGCGTTCCTCACGCCGTGCAAGAGTTCTCTGAGCGATAACGTAAGCGCGAGCCATAATATCCTCGTCGCTATCGTTTTCGTTTGTTGCGATGTAACCTCCTTTGATGCGGATTTCATGGAGGATTTTCTTTACGCCTTTTCTGAATTGTTTGGCGATGGGCTTGCGAGAACACATAAGAACTTCGTATAATCCATCCTCGGTTAAAAACCATGTTTCGCCACTGCGACTGCTTAGGTTTAACTTAAGCACTTCGTCTTGGTCAACTCTACCGATAAGAGAGGTAACATTTTTAATGTCAAGCCACGACATTAAGTCGTTTGCCCGGAATAATGGGTGTTCAACAGAACCCCAAACGTCAATCTCCTTGTCAAGCAATGTTGACTTGTTGATAATTTTAATTTCGTTCATTTCACTGATTTTTTTTGAACGTAAAACTTAGCAGACACATAAAGGGCGTACTGCTACCCTTTGTTCAATGCCAAATCAGTGGTAAAGGCACGCACACACCATTATAATGTATGCAAGGGGCAATACGCCTATGTCGTATTTCCAAGAAAGTCGAGCATAAAAAATGCCCTCCCAATGTGGAAGAGCCTCTGAACTCAACCACTGATTTATATTTTGAACGCCACAAAATTATAAATTCTTCTGTAATGTACAAAATTTTTCTTGAGATATTTCTTATAATTTATTTTTCTATTATTTTTAACGTTGCAAAATTAATAAAAATAGACGTAAAAACCAAGAAAACTAATAAAAATATTAATATTTAGTATATATTTTATATTGATATAAATTTGTATAAAAATCATTTTAATAATTTACTATTAAACAAAATTTACTACATTTGCAGCATAAAATTATTGCTTATGGAATTTTTTAAAATACTTGAATGTCTTTTGAAACGACGCAGTGTCATTAAAACAGAAAATGCATCGTCAGTGTTTAATTCATGTACAGAAGAAAAGCCTGTTGTCGAATCTTCCGTGCCTACTTCGTGTGTGATAGGAAATATGGTTTTAAATAAAGAATACGATAACGCTATTTTAACAGGAGAAAGGATATTATCAGAATGTCCAGATGATTATTTTGCGCATTGTAATTTAATGGTGGCTCTATACAAAGTAGGAGACATAGAAAAATGCAATAAAGAAGCAAAGCTCGCTATCATTAAAGGGCATCATACAGGATTTTGTGAAAATAGACTTTCTATAAATCTATACAAACAAAAAAAATATCATCAAGTTATACAGTTGGCAAATATTTTAGAAAATCCAAGGGTAGGATTGCTTTTTGATGATGTTCATAAAAGAAAACTTAGAGCATTAAAACATATAAAAGAAGCTCTCGACACAGAACATGATATTCTTTTTACAGAAAAAGAAATAGAAGAACTTTATGAAAATGTGGAAAAACTAAAAAAACTACGCACGTGGTACTTAAATACAAAAAAGAGACTACATGAAATGTGTTATAACAAAGAAAATTATAAACGCTTGTTTGATGGTGATGAAGAAACGAAAAAACAAATGGATAAATGTCAATCTTTAATGGCAGAATTAAACAGAAAATATGGCTATTTGCAATAATTGAAAATGTTCGAGATGTTGTGTATTAATACATCTCGAACAGTCTATTATATAGATATATATTCAATACCTTTCTTGGGATTCTTTTTAGCTCTGTCAAGACTAGTCTTGCCATGCAAGTTCCCCAGTGATTGAGTACATGATGCATTGAAAAAGTTTCCACAAAAAGAAACACCACTCTCAATTTGCGAACCTCGCAGTTTTTGCGGCACGGCTTTGTAATAAAAACAAGTAAAATCAATAACAGGATTCACACCTGCAAGCCGCCCTTGTACGGCTTATTTATATTATATGTATTATTTTACGGCAGAGGTGTTTTTGAATTTGTTGATAAAATAGCACTGTCCCTTGCCAGTCACCTTTGTTGTGATTGTTGTATGCATAACGCCATCATTTCCGCTACGCACACCCTTCTTTATCTCGAAAAGTCCTTGCTCGACATATTGTTGGTTGGGGATATTGTACCGTTCGCCTTTCTTGCCAAGATAGCCATTGTTCCGCAACCATTCAAACAACTTGTTCTGACCTATTGTAATGCCATTCTGTGTAAGAACTTTTGCAAGTTCCCCAACAAGACAGCTTGCCTTGCTTCCAACAATAGCATCGGCAAATGTGACCTTAGGCTGCATTTGCATGACCGCGCCACTTAAAACAACGATTTCATGCGCTGATTCTTGCAATGCCTTTTGCTGTCGCTCAATTTTTTCTTGTTGTTCAGCCGCGAGGCGCAGAGCTTCGGCAAATGTCTGTGGCAGTCCATACTTTCCTGTTTTGCGGATTGAGGGAAGAACTTCTGATGTTACCCATTTACGGAAAGGTTTGACTTTATCACTTTTACTATAAAGTACAACATCATAAAATCCGCCTTCAGTAACAAAGGTTGCCGTTGTATTGCCTGACGTTATACCCTCTCCAATATTTAGGGCGTGTAAATCAATGAGTTGCACGTCTGCTGTGTCAAGTCGTGATTTTACAGTAGACGGATTTGTTAGACCTAATACTCGGCAAATGTCTGCCAAGCAAAACAATGGCTCTTCACTCGTCCCTGCTGTTCTAATCTTTCCGAACGCAGGATTTTCAAATATTTTTATCTCGTTCATGTTTGTCGCTTTTTATTTCGTTCCAGTAGAATTAAATCCGTGTTCGCCTCGTTCGGTGTCTTTGTCTATTGTACCTATTTCTAACGTCACGCTGGGAACTTGAACAATGCGCATTTGAGCTATTTTCGTGCCAGCAGGAATAAAAAAGCCATGATTACCTCTACTACACAGCTCAGGCGTTGAACCGCAACCGACACGTAAAAGAGCGCACACTTCACCGGTATAACCACAGTCAACAAGACCGACAAGCACGTCTGCATCTATTCGAGCATCAATGCTTCCATTTTCTGTTCTCACCTTGCAAGCCATGCCTTTCAACGACATTCCACTTCGTGGTTGTATCACAGCAGCGAGGTGTGGCGGTAGCTGTATTTTAAAGCCGAGAGGTATTGCCGTTCGCAAATAAGGGACAAGTTCTACATCTTCTCTTGTAAAAACGTCAAAAGCTGCATCTGTTGCGTGTGCTTTTTCAGGCATCTTGCCACCGCACAATTCAATTTTAATTTGTTCCATTTAGTATACTTCTATTTTAATTTTGAATCCATCTTTGTTTTTTAGATTATACGCTTGTGGATCCAAGAGCATTTCACGCACAATAACCATAATTTTAGACAATGCTCTGTCAACGTAAGCACGAGCGTCTTCATTTCTTTTTTGTTCGGTAACGTCCAACGATGTATCGTCGCCTCGCACTACCACTCCATTGTCAGCCAACTCAATAGTGTATTTTAATCTTTCCATAATAGTTTATTTCAAATGTCCACAATGCCACTTTGAACAGATAGGACAAAGGTATATTTTATAACCTAATGCTTTCAGCTTAGGATTCTGCTCAAGAAAATCTGCCGCCGTTTCTTCGCTTTCGTAGGCTACTTTTGCTTTCCACGAATTGCTGTGCTGTTTCCGTGTCCAATGACGAGGATCTGGACGCAATGACCTTACGTTGTCTTTGTTTCTTATCTTCCTATTTTTCATTGAGTTTGTTTTTTATGAGTTCAATTTTCGCCTTTACTTTGTTTATGTTGCGAGCATCGTGGTTGCTTAGTCTTACAACGTGATATCCCATGCGCCAAATACCTGACGAGCGGTTGCTGTCTTTTCTTTTTTGAGAATTTGCATAATGATAACCACCATCTACCTCGATAATCAGCTTCAATGACGGAATGTAAATATCTGCGAAGTATAGCTTGCGCCCTGTCGTCACAGGCTGCTGCCTTACGACTTTGTACCCAAGTAGCTCACAGTTGCGTATCGCAGCTTTTTCTGCGTCGCTTGTCTTTGACATAAGGTCTTGACGCAGCCTATTAATCAATGCTTTGCTTGGCTTCATTGTTGTTTATTTAAGATTACGGATAATGCGCATAGCGTTGTCAATAGCCCATCCAAACAATGTTGGTGGTGGCATTGTGATATTAGCACCTCGTCTCCATTTTTGGCAATAATGTAACAAACGAAGCGTTTCTTTTCTGGACATGATATACGTAAAATATCGACACAAATCACTACAATGTCCTTCTCTCTTGCCTATATTACAATGACCATATCCGTCTATATCCTCGTTTTTAAAAAATGGACATTCACCGCAATAAACTTCTTTACTTATTTCTTTTTTCATTTTTCAAAACCTCCTTTCTTCTTTGCTGCTTTAAATAATAGTCTTGCTGTTTAATCATAGCGTCGCGTATGGTGTTTGCGACCTTTTCAATAACGAATTTTGGCGTGTCCGCTTTGCGTATAAACACAGGATGATAGCCACGCTTGTGACGGCGATAAAAAATATCATCATCTGCACCCTCGATTTTAATGGAGACCTTCGTGTCAATGACGAAACAGTCGCTATGTCCATTACGATGACGACGACGAGCTTTCCATTTGATGCCGTTTTCATCAAGCCATTTCTTAACTTTTTCGAGCTTTGTTGAATTTTTCATATAGTCTACACTTTTTATAATCTAATATAACCATGCATTATGCGCCCCGTGTGAAGCACGAGGAGTCATTAAAGAGAATATATTACTTGTAATGGAGTATGTATTAGCTGCAACGTTATAAGCATAGTTACGAGTAGTGAATCTGAAACCAGGAACAGGATATCTGTTCACTCCATGCATAAAAGTAGAAAAAAAGTGGTTCTGTAAAGCAACAAAGCCTTTTTCTACCGCATATTTTACATATTCAAATGCTGTTTTTAACGAAACTCCATATTTTCGCGCAATTCTTTTGTACGATAACCCCTTCTCGCAATAGGTCTCCCCATAGCCATACCTCCTTTTAATGGTGCGAGCCTTTTTGACAACATCAGCGCGTCTTGATTCGCGAGCCTGTAGAATGGTACGTCTACAAAAGTTCTTGCGGGATTGAATTATGCACAAAAGAATGGCGTATAATGATTTTTCTACATCTTTAAGTGTGTCATAACAAATATCTGTGATATTAATGTTTCGTTCGATGTGCTTTGAAACGACTGAACGAAAAACAAGCGACGATCCTTCGAAATCAACATATCCGAGCCTATGTAATGTCGCAATGCGTTTCTTTATTGTGTACGCATGTATGCCCGTTATATTTGACAATTTGTTATATGTCCATTTTTTCAGGACGTTTTGACTGTATTTATGATAAAAGAAAAGTACAAACGCAATAGCTTTCAGAGATTGCTTGTCTCTGAAAAGGCTGTTTGCGATGCTGTATCTTAACTTTTTTACCATACGTTAAAAAAATAGCCTCTCGTTGCACTAAGTTGACAATGTGTGCAATGAGAGGCATATGTTATATTTAACCCTGCTCCTTTTGGATTGGGAAATCCATTCTTTTTTATTGTCAACCTTTTTTGATGCCACAAAATTAATATAAATATTAGTATAGAGGCTGTTTTTAATATTAAAATTTATTAAAACAGAGAAATAAACTAAGAAACATTTTGCTATATGAAGATAAAATATTAATTTTGCGACGTGAAAACTAATAAATAATTTAAAAGGAGATACAGTTATGATTTATTGCATTTACAACAAGCAGACTGACGAAGCTCGTCACACAACAAACAAAGGGTTTGCAATGAAGCTCTTTAATCGAATTTCTTCCGGATACCTTTCTGAGGTAACGGACAACGGCGAGACAATCATCTGTGAGAAATAACACAGCGAGGTACAATGTCTCGCTACAAAACAAACGAATATGACAGATTACATGGACCCCCACAATTGGGATGAAGAACAAGTAAAAGAAGCCAAGATTACTATAGTGTGTTCTTGCGCAATCATAGCGGTTATGTACGTGGCTATGTGGGTATTTTATTAACAAAAACAAAAGATACAACAATGGAGATTACAACAACAATGGTGCGTTTTCGTTGCCCGAAGGCAATGATGGATATCAAAACACCAAAAGCGCAAATGTTCTCTTTTGGAGAGGGACAAAATCAGAAAGTTTGGGTTCCGGAAAACAAAATCATCGTGAAGCCAAGCAACGTGTCGGAAGATTTAAATGAGTGTGTCATGCCAAAGTGGCTGTACGGCAAAACAATGCTTCCAATGTACACGCAAGTGGACGAGGAGTTCTTTCACACAGAAAACGTGGAAACACTTTAATCATAAACAAGTTTAACGTAACAACAAATTAAAATGGAAACAACAATGTATTCAACAATGAATGTAGCTACATCTAACAACTTGGTCGCTGATTCTACAACAGAGATTGGAGTAGCAGGTGGTAACGACCGTCAGTTCCTTGACTTCGACATAAGCAAGGTTCAGACGCTGACGCTTGAACAGCTCGCACGCACGGAGAAAGAAAACGACTACAACGGAAATCCGTTGCTGGGCATTTATCATTTTCAGCTCATACAGCAGATACAGGAGATGTGCGCCGAACGTGGCTATCGTGCCGAGATATGGGATTTGTTCGCTGCCAACAACAAAGACCGAAGAGCGCCTGGTGTGAGTCGTCTTCCACAGAAGGAAGAAAAGTTTGGAGAACGTGCCATAGAAGCACATATCTTACGACGCGTGTATTGCAATATTCGCTTATACGACCTTGATAAAGGTGAGGGTGATGATGCCATAACAACAAATCTTGCTATCTCGTATCATCAGAAAGGTTTGCAAGTTGGTATCGGACGCAATGTGGTGATATGTCATAATCAGACAATGCTCAACCGTGAGCAATATGCTGCTACGTATAAAGATGGTAAGACTCCCGGCATTTCCATTAGCGAAATGCTTGATAAGGTGGCGAGTTGGCTCGATAATCTGCGAGGTATCGCAGAAAGCGACGATGAACGAATTGAGAAAATGAAACGTCGCGAGATTAGCGCACAAGAAATGTTCACAATCATAGGTATGCTTACATCATTACGCGTAGCTTCGGAGACAAAGCACAAATGCATACGCAACAACAACACTATACCGCTCAACCAAGCACAAATAGGGCGCATAACAGAAAAGATGATGCTTGCATATAATAGCAAAGGCAAGGTGACAGCGTGGGATTTCTACAATGCCGCTACGGACATGTACAAGTCGGCAACGCTCGACCAGCCAATGATTCTTTCACAGAATTTGGCTATGGTGGATTTTTTAGACAATCATATATTGTAAAACAATTTGTTTTTTCTGTCACGTCGTGAGACGTTCTTCTATAATTGGTATAAAATAAAGTTTTTAGTTCGTAAGCCCTACGGCGGTAGGGCATTTTATAACTCGGAATAATTCATCCGTCACGGGACGGTAGGTTGCAAAGTTTTCCGTTGTAGGATTGACAGCCATAAATGTTAAAATGTTAGAATAGTTAATCGTGTGAGCAGCCTGTAAATGCACGGTGTGAATATAGGTTCGAATCCTTATTCCGAGACTAATTTAAAATTAAATGGAAATATGGAAACAATAAAGATTTGGCATACAGCCACGGAAATTCCTAACGGAAAAGATAGCTATATCTTTAAATGGAAAGACCATAATTCTTATAAGTTGGTTCGAGATAAAAGTTGGGTAGAAAGCCGTTTACAATCCCCAACATATTTTGATAAACACATAGAACGGTGGGCTTATATAAAAGACCTTGATTCTATTTGTGAGCAACTTCAACATGATTCGATTGATTGGGAGCAACGCGAATACGACCTTGCTAAGGATATGTTTTCAAAAATGATGGTCGCTTATAATACAGATATAGATAATGTCAGATGTTTCCGTGGCACAGTACAAAATATCGCCTTACTCAAAGGCAAGACAGAAGCAGAGTATCTTGCTGATGTCGCAAAAGGCGCAGCCAGTGTATTTATAGAAAGGTACAAAAAATATTAAGCAATGTAAAATGGAAATGAAAACGTGTGAGATATGCGGACGAACTTTGTCACTGTCCGCTTTCTCAAAGTCCTACAAAGGACGTTGCAAGGAATGTGTGGCAAAACTAACAAGAGATAAGCGTAACTGTACGGCAGTCACCACTCATAAGCCGATAGATTGGGAGCAGCGTAGATATGAGATTGCTAAGGATATGCTTTGCGCTATCTATATGGACGAAGGGAACGAAAGGCGCAGCACAGACCCAGGCATTGAGTTTGAGTACCAAAGTTTGGAGGGTAATGCGAGGGAAGCTGTTAGATACGCTAACGTACTCATTGAAGAACTTAAAAAACAAGATAATGAATAACAAGACTTTTTTTCGCAAGGTAAGCCAAATGCGAGCCGCACAGCGAGAATACTTCAAGACGCGGAATAGTGCTGCACTCGTCACAAGCAAATTGTTAGAGAAAGGCATCGACGAAGAAATAAAGAGGGTTAAGGCGGTGATGGCTGACAATGCCAAATTGCATTACGAACTCGTAGATACCGGTTATCTAAAAGATAAGGAATGGATAAACTGCCATGTTATTGAGAGCTTGGATTATTTTTTCTGCGATACACAGAATTTAAAGCCTGAAAATTTCGATGCACACATTGAAGAAAAAGGATTTGCTCGTATGTACGATTTTCCTACTCTTGTTATTAATGATGTGGGTGATTTATCAGATGATGATATGTTGGAGTTTAAATTTCAATTGATTAATGGTAAATGTCATGTGTCATTCTTGGATAGATTAAAAGGTTAACAAATAAAAAATTGAAATGGAAAAAGAAAACTATGGAATCAAACTGAATGCTCTAAAATACCAGAATGCTGGTGTTATGAGCATTAAAGGACGCACGGGAACAAAACGTTGTCTTGTTGTACCTATTGAAGAGAATCATCTTTTTGTTAGCGCAAATGCTGATGGCACTCCTAAGGCTGTCTATTTGGATTTGAATGCTTTTGCCTTGCGTGAATCCAAATATGACCAAACGCACCTTGTAAAGCAGTCTTTACCGAAAGAAGTACGTGAAAGCATGACAAAGGATCAATTGGACGCAATGCCAATCCTCGGAGGCATGAAACCATTTGACAACACTCCAGTTAATGCGGCTGCAACTTGTGATGCTCCATTTGCACAGCCCGTGGATGATAGTGATTTACCTTTTTAAAAAATAAAATATGGGAAGATACAAAAAAACAGAAAAACCTACAGAAAACGACGCACCTCAGTTTGTTCCGCCAATGGAAACATTAGAGGACGAGGTACAGGATGCACAAAGTGAAGACAACAAGGAATCAAAGTCTCAAGAAGAGAAAGAGGCGAATAAACCACGTATAATACCTCTTATAGCAAGTGAGGATGTTCCTTTGCATAAAGGTGGCGTTATTGTGCCGACTGTTATTAACATAGCAGGTTTTGGAGACGCAATCATTACATCTACACAAGACAATGCCATGAATGGTTTGCTTGTAGAGGAAAACAAACGCCTTACATCTTCTTTTGTTGTGCCAATGTCAATAATTACTGGTAGCAGCAAAGTAAACGTTGTTGTCAATGTATGCGAAGAGGTAAACATACTACGACAAACTCAGTTTGGCACTCGTATGGACAATCTCATTATTCCTGCCGGAACACATGTCGCAGACCTTGTGCTGTTGTAAAGTTAACGAAGCATGTGCTGTGCAATATGAAATGTCAGCACATGCATAAACTAAAAGTAATGGAAAAGATAGAACATATAAAAGAATTGAATGCTCAATACCGCAAGCTACGCAAGGAAGAGCTTGTGTACTGTGTGGAGTTAAAAGCCACAGATGGTATTCATGGCATAAGCAATAGAGAAGTAATTGTTAAAATTATAGATTTGTTGATACGTGAGTCACAAAAACAAATAGAAAGCGAGGTGAAGTAGAAATGAAAGACAGAAGAAAGCAGAGAAAAAGGGTGCTTGTATTGCAACTTAAAGGTTCAAGGATAGAAAGAGCATATACATCTTCCTTTCAGCTTGTCGCTGAAAACGGGAAAAACGTGTTAGGGGTTGGACGTGGCGCAATAATGAATGCCATATCAAGGAATAATGGTTTTTTTGAAAACGACAAGTGTAAGATTTATTATCGTCCAATTGAACAAAAACGTTGGACAAAATGGATGTAGAAAATGGAAGATATTATAATAAAAAAAGATGGTGATTACGGTTTCGATGTTTGGCAGGGTGATAAACATAGCGACCATTTAAGCTTTGACGAAATGCTTGGTCTTATATCAGCTTTGACAATGCCTGAAAATAGACCATGTCTTCAATGGATGCGCACAGAAGAAGAATGGAGACGATGGTATTCTGACGTGCATAATGCAACTAACAAAAATGACGCAGAATTTGAGTAAATGGCAGCTTCTCCTATTGAAGCACAATCAGCGTTCCAAACCTCAGCATGTCGAATCTGGCATTCAACAAGCTGTCGTACAATGGTTTCGCTTGCAATATCCACGGTATATAATAGCTGCCGTTCCTAATGGTGGCTTTCGTAATGCGAAAGAAGCTGCGATAATGAAGCGTGAGGGGATTCTTGCCGGATTCTCCGACCTTATCATAATAGCCGAGCATAATGTGTTGTTCCTCGAAGTAAAAACGCCCGATGGCAGACTGTCTGAGAAACAAAAAGAATTTCAGAGAAAGGTCTGCGCTCTTGGTTTTGAATATATGGTTTGTCGCTCGTTTGATGAATCTGCACTTGCAATCGAGCGATGGCTAAAAGTAATATCAATGAAGTAAATGTAAATAAATAAAAGAGATACACAATGTCGCAAAAAGAATATTTTATAAAATCAAATAATAAAGATGCATACGCTGTCAAGACGGCGGGAGGCTATGAATTGTGGTCTAATGACCGCAGGCTTCACATTATTATTGAGAAAACAACGGCTTTTAATCCATTCAACAACTCACAGCAAGAGGTGTATGTTACGAAGTGTTGGATGTTCTATGTCAGTAGCTGGGAGCGTGGTGACAATAGCACAACCGTTACATCAATCGACGAATATATAAAAGAACTTGCATTTTCGCCTTACTTTACAAATGCTGTTAATGAGTACCGGCAACAAAACAATATATCAGAATAAAATATGCAAAATCCAATAAAATGCTATAATGTAGAGTCTTTTGGCAGCATTCATAGAGTGTATGCCGACCAGTCTGTTGATACTGAATATATACAAGAAACGCTCAACATTGGCAAAGTGTCGGTGTTTCAGTTCTCATACACGGAGTATTTGATAACGGACAACTGGCTTATCTATATGGAGGACTATTTACGCAAGAAAGGTTTATTTAAGTTTAAGACAAAGAAGCTTTTTCGTGATGCACAGCGTTCTCTACGCAGCATAATAAAGACAGTAGAACAAAGTTCTGAACCTGATTATTGCAACGAATATGCCAACCAGCTATACGATATGACAACACCTATATTGAAAAGGCTACATGAGCAAATATCCAAAAAGTTGGCAAACCTTGGTGTGGGCAGACCTGGTCTCTGTGCTTTGATGATAGTAGTCCAAAACCTTATATGTATGTCAAGTGACACTTTTGAGCATATATTCAAGCGAATACAGGAGTTAAAGCATATTGATGTCCGTAGTTGCTTTGCACCGATGTTCCCTGTACGGGCGTTAAAGTCTATTGAAATGATGCTTGAAAACATTATGGGCGAAGACCGTAATACGTATCGGGACAACATCGTAAAGAACAAGGCTATAAAGGCAACTTTTGATGCGTTCTTTAAAACGCTATACAGTCAAGATAATATAAAGAAGGCAAGCCGTGCTGCATACGATGCAATGTCTGCTGAGCAGCGTGAACGATATACTTTGCTTGAAGATGGTGCTTGTGTACTTAAAGAATACGTAAATGCCAAGAAAAAAGAAAACAACAACAGTGCATGTTGACACACTTTCACGGAAGGATTGTGTTGATAAGGGATGCGCATGGGCGCAAGGCTATCCGCTTAATCTTTTCAGTGGTGATGTGGACGAGTGCAAGTTTACTCGCGATGATTTGCGCTCGTCCTTTATTGCCGGTATTAAACAGTACTTACAAACTATATGGCATGATGCCAACACCGAGTTGCCCAACGACGGCGAGTGGTGTTTGCTTCGCACAACAAGCGGTTTCCGACTCGCTACACGTCGAGCGATGCAATCGGGTGTATACAAGTGGTGGTTCATGGACTACTCTATGTATGATGGCAAAGGGCTGGAGCAATGGGCGTATGTCAGCGACCTTGTGTTGTACAAATAGCAGTTAATAGGGATTCTAATCAATAGTGTATGGCAAAAGCAGAAATACAAATAAAAGGTATAGAAGCCTTAAAACAAAGGCTTATGGAGAAGAAACAAGCCGTGGAGAACGTTTTGGATCTGTTACTCGCACAGCTTGGCGAAGAAGCTGTGACTTTTTCAAAAGACAATAAAGGTTACCAAGACCAAACGGCAAATCTTAAAAACTCCATATCATTTGCTGTGTTCAAAGACGGTAAGCTACTCAACTCTTTTATAGGTAATATTCCCGAGCCTGACAAAGTAAAAGGCGGTCAGGCGCAAGTACAAAAAGCATTGGAGGAATATGCGTCAAAACCCGGTGTCGTAGCTCCGCAGGGTTACACCGTTATTGTTGTTGCTGGTATGGTATATGGCAAGTATGTCGAGGACAAAGGGTATAACGTGCTGTATCTTACAAAGCATTTTTTGCACAATGGTATAAAAGATGCACTTAAAGAAGCTCTGGAGGCGCTGGAATAAAAAACAAGAGTGAGGTTGTAATGCCCCACTCTTTATCTTTCCAATTATTGTAATAAATCTCTCTTACGTAGATAAAGAGATAATTAATCCTCATTTGTGATAATAGTTAATTTATCTTTATCACAAGAAAACATAGCTTGACAAACATTGTATCCACCAAAGCCATTTTTAGCTCTGTATTTAACAATGAATAATTTTTCATTCTCTTTAGATGATTGTACTTCATTCATGTCTACAAATTCATAGCTGTCAGGGTCTCTTAATCTCTTTTTAATCAAGTCTTCCGCTAAACTTTCTACATACTCCGTATTTTCATACAAGGGCTTATCGGTTATTTCTTCATCGTTTGATTTCTGTCCAATTGCGGACATTATCATAAAAATAATAAAAGTTACACCTATGGCTGTTAACCGGTCAGAACTACCTTTTTTCATAGTTTTAATTTTATAATACGTAAATTTTGTTATATCTTTTAATTATTGCTTTTGAAACACTTTCTTTGGCCTGCTGCGCATACATCATTTTTAATATTAAATACTCGCGCTGTTGCAATTTACCGAGCCACAACAGCCGTTCATAGCATTGTATAGCTCGACTTATAACTCCATGTTCAATGTATTGTTTTACAAGCTCACGGATTTCTTCTGCTGACATGTCGTATACCTGCGTCATAAGCTTTAGATTTGTTTACAAAGGTAGGTATTTTTGTTGATATTAGTACTATTATATTTTATATTTATTTCTACTAATAGGTAATCTCTAAATTATTCTTAATACAGAGAAATAAACTAAGAATTACTTGGTTGTTCGAAGATAAAATATTAACTTTGCGGTGTAAAAATTAATAAACAACTAATATAGGAGATACAACAATGACAAAACAAGAAGAAATTAAAGTATTACAATCACTTAAAGGTGATACATACTTTGCACAGAAGTTTGGAGCAGACATCGACCAGATGTGCGAGAATATAAAGAATGATTTTGCTATTGAGTGCGGTTGCACTTTTAACAAAGAAACTGAGGTTTTGCGCAAAGAAGTAGAAAACGTTAAAACAGCAGCAAAAGATATGATTACAATTTTCGCGCATAACATAATTGCTGCTCTCGATAAAGGCAACGACACGGACGCTATGGCCTATCAAGCTGTGGAAGAAGTTATAGGAATCAAGGAGATAATCAAATTCAAACATTCTCAAAACATCGAATTGTCGGACAGCGAAATCAAGTATCTGGTAGAAAATTTGGACAAATAAGCACAAACGATTATGAAAAAGAAAAATTATACAGTCTACACTTACTACAGTCATAAGCATGGAAAGTTTGGATATGTAAAAACTCACAGTGTTGAAGAAGCTATTGAAATAGCACGAAAAGATGGTGATAATATCAAACCAACAGATTTACAGGTGCGTTTATAAACATACCATTATCCGCTAATGTTAACTTAAAAACATACAATCATGATAACAGAAGGTACTTTATGTCTAACTTATGACATATGTGTTGAAAAGATAATACTAAAAAGCACAACTCTTGGAGGAATGTTTTTGGAAGCAAAAGACATAGTGAAAAAGAAAAAATATGATAAAAGCTTATTAGAAGCAAGGTTCGTGTATGCTACATTTTTAGCACCTGTACCCCAATATGCAAAAAATTATTCATCTATGGATTTTGTTTTGTATGACTGTACAAAAGAGAGAAGATAACTGGAAGACAAGATACAGCCGCGACCGATTGAAAGGCAAGCGGAGCGAGACCGCACACGGCGCAATACTACGTAGAATACGGTACAGATTTTCGTTAGAAGTTCCTTTGAGCCATCCGTCTAAAAATGACTGAAAGAGAAATCGGAAGGAGAATACCTAAACTCAGTCGCAAGAACTCGAACTTGTCGTTTGGCCTGTGAACGTATAAGCAGACAGCACGGAAAGGGGTGCTCATTATCCCACCGTCAAACCTTAGTGAAGACGAAAAATCATAAGGCGTGAGATAACACGGCAAACATGTGTGGCATACAGTATTATGGCACGTTAAGAAGAAAACGTTAAACGCAAGATGACAACTTAGATAGTCGGTTTTCGTGTAAAGATAGGCTTTCCATTGTGGTTCGATTCCACACACGGAACTAATAAATAATAATTTAAAACATACGATTATGAAAACTATTTTTTTTGAAGATTCATACATTGCTGGCTTTGAGGTTACAACGGCTAACGATGTTATCAAAGCTCAAGAGCTCGGATTGCACATCTGTGATAAAAATCAGAATTATTTTGATGATATTGTCGTTGAAATAGACGAAGATGGTATAGAGACAGAGCGAGTGGCAACCAAAGAAGAGTGCATGGAAAGAATGTTCAAAGCACTCAAGGAACAAAATCAACTCTATGCTACTTTTAATTATGAAGACAGCGGTATGAAAGCAGTGAAGGACTCCGCTACAATTCTCGCAAGTGACTTCCGTATTGGACAAACTGTCTATACGATGCTAAACAACAAAATAGTAAGTGGAACTATCCTGTATATGTCAATGTCTATAGGCGAACAAAAAGACAAATTCTATTTGGATTATCGTTCACAGTATCTTATCGAAAATGTCTACTCCTTCTGCGCAGAAAGAGCTGGTATCTCTAAAGACGTGTTATCGCTGCCTTCGCAAGAGTTTAACCACATTCTTACTTTGGTACACAAATCCATACACGGCAATTCCGTAGTTATCAGTATTGACAAACGTAAGGAAAATAGATATATGAACGAGATATTCGCAACCAAAGAAGAACTTATAAACAGTCTTTTAAACATATAAATTCATGTTTATAAAAGGTTTTGTGCATTGTTAAATCTAAAATACAATCAATAATATGATAGAAATTCCAAAGTCAAATGCAAGAGAAGAGCAAGAGAATGAGCTTGCACAATGGGTTCTTGACAATTTAAAAGAAAGAAAAGAAGTACAGATTCTTCAGCGAACCGAAGGTTGCTGTGCTGGTAACTGGACAGGATCTATGCCGAACGAAAACAAATGGCATGCATCTTCGTTCGAAGCGGTTGATAACGTTGTGCGAGCATTCCGCCGACAAGGATATGTTGTTACAGAACATTGCTCGATGCGTTATCCAAGTGCATATATAAACTTTAGAAAATAACGATATGGCTACAATTAGAAAACCACAAGAAGCGTCCACACTGTCACCTGTTTCCATGCAAGAAGTTCCTACGTCATCTTACGTCTACGTCGTAGAAGTTGAGTCGAAACAGCAAGACAAAGACAATAGTAATGATGTCTGCGATATACATTCAGGAGTCCTTCGTGTCTTTGCAAATAAAGAGGATGCATTGGCTTACGTTCGTCAATACTACGATGAATGTGAATTGGTCAAAAAGAGTATTGAAACTTTTGAAAATGGTAATGGATATTTCTATGTTAAAGTAAGAACATATAGTGAAAACATTCCGGATTCTGTGTCTTTAAGTGGCGATAAGTTAGAAAATAGAATATGCATAACAAAAGTTAGTTGTTATGCACATGAAATATCGACTGACTTTGACAAAGAAAAGATTTCTTTTGATAATGACTACTACGATAAATTCATAGGATAGAATATGAACGTATACACAGAATATATGTTGGCAAAGCTGTTTAATGTTACGACAACTTCGCCATATGAATGTGATTTAAAGAACACGGCGCCTGTTAAAGGCAGAAAATCATATCGCAATGCAATGGCAGTATCAATACGTGTAGTTGAAAATAAAGCAATTGGACCTGCGGTGTCGCTTATGCTTCTCGTTGATGGGCATTATCGCAAGATACAATGGAATATGCTATCTGATAGTGAAAAAATATGTATTCAAAAAGCCTTAGGTGTATAAACGCAAAAGCCCACTGCCAACGGAGATACATTTGGCAGTGGGCAAGGAGTTTAACGTAATATCTCGTTAGAGATACAACAATGTGGTGCAAAGGTAGCTCAAATATTTGTGCGTGCAAAATATTTGGCGTACATTTGCATATTATTAACTAAAAAGAATATCAACATGACAGCAGAAGATATTTTAAAATATTGCCATTTCTATAAGGGCGAGGCGATAATGCCAGAATCCTTCGAAGGTACAAATGAAGGTCAGCTGTGGATAGCCGAAAAAGCTGCATGTGAGAATTTTGCAAGCAACATTCGTGCTAATGCGGCGCAAAAAGACATCGCTTCTTATGTCGCTTCCTATGTTGGCAAATGGAATCCTTATGAGTTAGCAGATGTTATGAACACTTACCTTATAAAGGTTCCAAATGTTGAAGCCTTTATAAGGGAAGTGTATTTATAATTTATACAAGGCGTTTCCTTTTATATAATAGATGGATGCGCCTTTCTTTTTAAATTCCTTGGCAACCTTTAAAAAATTATCGTGAGAGCCATCTAAAATATCGTATGGATAGGTTATGGATTCTATGCAATCAACAGTAAGCTGTCCGTGATATTGTAGCTCGAGATATGTTGATATGTGCTTCTTTTTAAATTCTACAAGGTTTGCTGTTTGTATGTTACTTGACGTAGGTGTATTATAAAAATCGTCATAAGAACACGCTTTTGGGTCGCTAACCAAAGACGGTTGATATCTAACACCTAAAGAATCTCCTGCTGTCCACGTTGCTACAACCTTGTCTTTTTTAAAACGAACTTCGACATTACCGTAGCTTCTTGCTGTGTTATTCTGCATTGAGCGCAGTATGTTATGGTCGAGCAAGTTTCCGTATTTTTCATATTCGGTTCTCGCTAATTGTTGTGTTAAAAGGTCTCGTTGTGGAAGACCGAACAGTTTGTGAGCAGCCTCTAAACGTGAATGTGTAGGGCTGATTTTGCCTGTTGTAGACGTAGAACCTAAGTAACCTCCAGATGAACCAGTTTCAAAGGTGTTCATGAATTTTGAGTTTAAGACCTTTTCGAGTATAGAATCTTTTATGTTCATTCCCAAATCGTGTTCATTAAACACCTGCTGCATTAATATCTCTATCTCATTTTTATGAGTTTTTGCCGCAGCGCCATAAAAACGGCTGTTTTTTTCGTATTCACTTATTGCATCTTCAAGATGTTCAAGAGTTTTTGGGAATTTTGTACCCAGGCGCTTCTTTAAATCTTTTATTGTTTCGTGATTAACTGCCGTTTCCTTCAAAACCTTAGGTGATTTTGTCTTGTTTTTTAGGAGCTGCTGATATTTTCTATTAATCTCCTGTGCTTTGCTTCTTGCTAAAGCTAAGTCGACATTTTTTTGAGTCAATATGCGATTCATCTCGGATGCTAACTCTTTTATCTTTCTGCTTTTTGATAAAGAAGCGTATGCGAGTGCGCTACTAACACTGTCGGCAACATCTTTAATTTCAATCTTTTTCTCTACAATGCGCAGTTCTTTCTTATACGCATCTTGGGCAACTTTCCACGTGTTGTATTTTTTATGTTCTTCGACCCATCTAATCTCGGATTCGAGAAATCGTTTTCTTGGAAGCAACTCGGCACTCTCTCTTGCCAATCTTGCTTCGACAGCACTATTGACGGCAATAGCTTCTGACATTGAGTAGTTGCGTGCAACAAGAATAGGGTTGTCGAGCCGCGACAGAGACAAAATCTTTTTGCCCTGCTCCTTAAGTGCTTCCGCTTCTTTGTAAATATTTGCATAATCTTTTGCGTCAAGAGCTACTTTTAATGCCGATGTATCTACATCTTTTATGCCGTCCATATAGCGCATGATGCTCTTGCCATAATGTGTATAAGCTCTTTCTGTTGCAAGTCGTTTGTGTCGCTGCTCTACCTTTCTTTTAATAGCTTCCACATCTCGCTTCGCGTGCCTTGCTTTTGCAATCTCTTGTATTGCTTCACGACGAGACATTGCCTTTACGCCCATTTCCTTGCGTTGTGTTGCGTCCAAATACTTCACCCAATAACTTTTATTATCAGCTAAATGCCATGCAAGCTTACCGCGTTTAAATGCGTCCACGATTTTGTCACCGTTGGCTTCAATATACCGTTTGTATTGGTCGGGCACGTCCTTTACACGGTTCGGAGATATGTAGTTTGTCATATCTTCTCCTTTTGCCAGTCGCTTATAGAACTGCTTGCGTTCTTCACCGCTAATCATAACGGGGTCACTGGTACACATGCATTGAGCATGCCAACTGTCCCAGTCAAAATCTTTTGGGTAATAGCCTTCAAGTTCGTCGCAGATATCTGCGTCTTCCTCTGGATCGTGCTGTGGAGAGATATGTATATGCTGACCAATGACGAAAGGCTCATTTTTCCAACGTTCGTTTCGCGCCTTGTGATAAGCTGCATTTATCTCCGTGCGAGCAACACGCAGAGCATTCTTTCTTGCGGAGCGATATACGCCTTGCCCTACACGTTCGAGCGGCTCTTCTACAAAACGTACACGTCCATCGATAATACGCTTCCTGCGCCAAGTGACAACATCCTTCTTCTGTCCGTTTTTCAGCACTTTTACGGTGTGATAACGGCGGTACATCATGTCAGGATTATTCAGATACTGCCGTAATCTTCTTCCTACTTCTTCTGCCGACGTGCCCTTCTCCAATCCGTCGGCTATTACATTTGACATCGCCATTTCAAACTCCGCTTTCGTCTGCTGGCAGTAGTTCCAAACAGACTGTGCAAGGTTTAAGCCGTTTTTAGCATTGAGTCTATTGGCGATAAACGTCGCTGCTGCCGTTTTTCTTGCGGTCTGCAAGGCTTTGTCTGATAGTACGGAGAATTGCCCCAAAGCGTCGCCATCATGCGTGTACGCCAAAGAAACGCCGTCTGTTATGCCGCTTTTGTAGCATAATATACTGTTTTGGAAATAGTCGTTAAATATGTCTTCAAGTCGAGCTTTAAGCAAAGGGAAATTGTCAAAATTGAAAAGAGCGTCACTTTCGAGCACATCTTCGTTATAGCCAAGAGAGAGCAGCTTCTTGACATAACCACTATACAACATGCCAAGTCGGCGGTTGTACGCTGCGAATAGTTGGTTTAACTGCTCTTTCTTTTGTTTTGATGTTAGCTTTTTTGCCATCACTTACTTAATCTGTATCGTTGCTCAATATCCATAAAAGCATTATGTTCTTTTGTGGGTTTATTGTTGTGTCTGTCAATTAATTCTTCCATTTTCTTATCCCATTTACCAAAATTTTGTTTGTCTTGGATATATTTGTATTGCTCCCTCATATTGTTGAGAGTTGCAGTTTCCCATTTATACCCTTGATAGGTGACATGGAATTTGTTGTCTCTTGTATCATATCGAATTTGCCCAAATTCTCTCAGCATACCGGCTATCTTTTTTCCGTTGAGACCTATATCTACATGCAAATAGCCTTGTTCGTCAACACTTAAATGTGTTACAGTAATGAAAGGTTGGTCTGGATATAATTTCTTTAATTCCTCACGACCTTTATATATAGCTTTTGCCTTGTCTGAATCTGAATAAGCTCCATTGTCATTAATTGTGTACATATAGTCACTGACAGCAGTAATCTTTTCAGTAGGAAGAGTTTCTTTTGGGCGACTCTTCCTTGTTCCTCCACTATTTTTTGACATAATTATTCCTCCTCGTTATTTTCTACTGACTGTGCTGCTGATGCGGAACTGCCCATACCAAGCATTGCCGCCTGTTGCATTAATTCGCTCTGTTGCTCTTCTTTCATTTCTTTTTCTACACTATCTGCATCATCGTTGAGTGGATTAAGCTCAATGGAGCGACGCTGCGAGGTCGACGGTTTGCCTCCGTTGCTCTGAGTGATAAGTTGCATTAGCTCAACATTATTCTTTGGTATGTACGGCTCAAACACTGGTTCAAAGTCAATATTCTCAGCCACACTCATGTCTATGCCTTTTACGTAAATGCCGGCGTTGCAAATACCATTGGCTACGATGTTACTTCTGCGTGTGAACATTTCTCCATACATTTCCGTTTTGTTGCCAACCTTTATAAAAGGATCTGTAAACATCAAACGTATAGCGACACCGCTTGTATTGTTGCCCAGCGTTTTCATGTTCTCGAACGATATGTCGGGAGTCTGCGTAAAAGAGAAAATAATGTTGAATAGGTATGCGATTTCGCCTTTGACCGACTCGGGCGAATGATCCCAAGATAAAACGTTCATTTTTGTGTCTTTCCCTCCTTGGAATACTGCACCCTGTTCGCCTTTCTCAGCAAAGCCTTCAAGCCTGCCTTGTATAAAATACTTGGGTGTACCGAAGTGTTTAGTAATTTGTAATAGCTTGATAGTCTGTATTTTAGTAGTTGTAATCTTTTGCCGTGTGCAATTTTTAAGAAATAAAGTACCTTTGAAAAGCGTTATTTTTCACGGATTTTTGATTTAAGGGCGTTTTATTGCTGAGGCTTGGAATTTATCATTTGAGAAATGCAAAACGCCCTAAACGCATGGAAATGCGTCAAGAATATAAAACCGCCGTGCGCTGTCTGTCTACGCTCGGCGGTTTCTCTGTTATGAAATGTTAAAAACCCTGTTATTTCCCTGTTATTTACAGGGATTACCATTTATCTTTAGCTATCCTTTTAAGTTCGTTAATGTCATCCTTTATTTGGAATAAATTGTACGTGTTTTTATTAATTGCTTCCAGCTGTTGAATACCTTGTTGTTGCATATCTCGCAATTCTGAAATATTGTTTGATATCGTTTCTGTATACAAGCGGATAAATCCAACATCTGTGAAAATCATCTTTGATGTTTCATTACCCATTTCAACGGCACTTTGTATAGCGTAACTGATACCGATAAGGCTGCTTGCTTGGTCTGCTGTTATGGCCTGTATTTCCTTGCTTGTTGCGCTTTGCCCTGATTGTGTAGGCTGTATTAGTCCAACATCTTCAAGTTTCTTTCGCTCATTTAACAAATCATTTGCAAGGCTTTCGTTTTCCTTTCTGATTGCGTCCGCTTCGTCTTTTGAAATATACTCGCCGCTTTCGCTGTTTTCGTCCGTTGCATCTGCTATCATTTTATATATTTTCTTTATACGTTCTTGCACTTTGGGCGAAGTTATAAGCGACTCTATTATGGCATTGGAAATTGTCTTGTTGATAAAATCTCCAAAATCTGTCGTTTCACTTTCCATGTCCTTCAACAAGGACGCATAACTATCCCTAAAACCATCCCAAGTGTAGCCAGTGAGTTTTTCATTGAGCGCATCTGTAAGGCTGTCAAGTGCTCCAGCTTGTGAAATGTAGTCCTCCACAAGGCTTTTGGGATTAGACTCTCCTTTACTTCCTTTCTCGAAAAACGCCGCCCACGCTTTCGGCGAAAAGTCTTGCAAGACTTTCATTTCCTCTGGTGATAATTTCCAAACGTCTTGTGCGCCTGTAAGCGTTTTGTTTATGCCGTTTGATTTTAACGCCCGATTAAAATCTTCAAGCCATGCGCCTTTGTTGTCATTTGCGCTTGCGTTGAAAGAATGTCGGCCACTAAGTCCCAAAAAGCCGTGGCCGCTGTTTGAATACTCGCTTGCACGGTTCTTGATTGCCTGTCTTTGATTCTCGTTGTATTCCTTTTGTGCTGCGATTGCTTTCTGATATGCTTCCCTTGATTGCTTGTTTGTTGCATTATCATCGGTTATTGTGTCTTTCAGTCCCTCAATACTTTTGGCAAGTATCTCATTAGCTTCTGAAAGTTTTGCGATTTCGCTTTCCATCTTCTTTGTGTTGCCGCCAAATAATGCGCCACCACTGAAAATATTTCCCAAACCCTTGATAACGCCACTAACAATATTTCCGACACCGTTTAATACGGATAATTGTATCTGCGGAATATTGGATATAACAGCCTCTATTGTCTTTGATATTTTGGAAAACAAATCATCAATGAATTTCACGGGTTCATCACCCATGGCATCCATTATTTGCAATATTGCGCCAATTAATCCGCCTATCTTGCCGCCAAGTTCTTGCAATGCGTTGCCGACATTCTTTGCGTCGCCTGTCAATGAATTAACCAAGGCTGCGACACCGTTTGCAAATCCATACAGTGATCCGCTTGTTATGTTGCTTAATACGGTTTGGAAATTTTGCATACCTTCGGCGGCTTTGTTTGTGCTGTCTGTCAAGTTGCTTTGTGCTTGATTGACTTCTTCTTGTGCGTTTTGCTGTGTTTTGCCTGTCAGTTCCACAGCTTTTTTGCCGACAATTACCTTAACTTGTGCAATTAGTCTTGCCTTGTCTGTCGTTGCCGTGCTCATTTCTTCTTCTGCGGACTCTAAATTCTTTAAGGCTTGTGTGTGTGCCTCGCTTGCCTCTTTTAGTTTCTTTACGCTGTTCTGATAAATTGTTACTTGTTGTGCAATAGTATTCCATGCCGACAAGTTAAAGGGGCTTGTACCGCCGGACGTTTCCTTGCGCAAATTCTGTCGTAAATCCGTGTACGTCTTTTTGTCGGATGCTCCCAAGGCTTTAAACTCGTTGGTTTTCATATACGCTTCGACTTTGGATAACACATCTTTCGCAATGTCGCCAAGCACGTTTCCGACACCCTCAAATGTTGCGCCCCAGTCTATATTTAACGCCAAGTTCCGTGCATCTGCTTGCGACAATGCGGACTCCTTTTGCTTCTGTAATAGTTTCTTTTGGTTTTCGCTTGTCGCTTTCAGTATCTTTTCATCGTATTCTTTGGCTATTGCATAGCGTTGCTCCTGTACCGTGCCATATTCTTTCAGATAGTCATACAGACTTTGCAATTCGTCTTGCAAACGTCTTTTGCTTTCGTTTTCGTATTCTGCGTTGAGCGTGTCAAGTTTCGTTTGTATGAGTTGCGCTTGTTCTGCTGTAAGTGTTACATTTTTATCAAGTCCGGAAGCATAAAAACCCTCCTTACCCTTGTTGTCGGGATTCTTTTCATAGAGGGCCTTTGCCGTCTGAATGTTTTGCTGCAACAAAGATTTACGTTCCTCTTCGATTTCGTGCTTCTTCTTTTCGTAATCAAGTTTTCTTTGTGCGTTTTCTTTTTCGTTGACATCCGCCATTTTGACAATGCCATTTTCCTGTTCCGCTACATATAAATCCCACTTTATTTTTTCATTGTTGGCAAGTTCTTTCGCTTCTCGCTCGGCCTCTGCCTCACGGAATTTGCGCTGCTGTTCTTGCAACTGCTTTAACTTGTTTTGTCCGCTCTTGTCTGTAATGGCATTTTGCTTGCCTATTGCAAGTCCTTGGTCCGTTGGCTTTGAATTGGCGAGCGTTCTTGTGTCTGACATTAACGACTGCAAGTATTTTTTATCCTCTTTCGATATCAAGCCGTTGTTGGCGATTCTCTTTGCCGCCTTTAAGTAAGCTTTGCCAGGCGATTGCTCGCCCGCTTTTTTTAATTCTTCATTATATATTTGCTTTAGATGTTCTTGGCGTGACGTTCGTCTTTTGTCATTTACCATATTTTCTATAGTCAATGCGTTCAGAGGGCTTGCCAGAGGGCTTGCAATGAAGCCTAGTACCTTCAAACCCTTTCCTAACAATGCAGAAAATCTACTATTTCCTAATTTCTTGTCCAAAGACGCTATACTACTTGCAATATAATCTACAACGGGTTTTATCGCTTTTTTGATGCTATCCGTAACCTGTCCTATTGTTTTCACAAAGTATGTACAGTATTCAACAAACGAGGCATACGCAGGAGTTAAATTTGCGTTTACCTCATGCGCCAGTGCCTTTTTGGCATTTTGCAACCGTTTCTCCACGTTTACCATCTTGCTTTCAGCTGCTGCCACGGTTGCCGCTGCACTTGCTTCATTGTCCAAGCCATCTTTCATTTTTGAGATAGCGTCGGCATTTTGGACGAATACTTTTGCAAGTGACGCTTGACGGCCATGGATAAGGCTTGTTAATGTTTCGTTCATTTTGCCAGCCTTGTGAAGATTCTCCAGTGCTTTTGTTGCGCCGACAACGGCAGGATTAAATTCATTCTTGCTTTGTCTGCTTAGGTATTGCATCATCATAACATAAGAGGATGCGGCCTCGCTTGCGCTTCCAAACGTTCTTTTGCCATAAGCCGCTGCCGCAGCAAGCTCCTTTAATGAGATACCAGCGTTTTGCGCTCTGTTAGCTGAAGAAGCAAGTGCTTGCGCCATTTCTTCATACGTCGCCGTTGATTGTTTAGACGCATTTATTATTATTGCGTTGTTGTGTGTTGCTTCAAGTGCCGACTGATGATATGCTCCGGCGATTTTTAGTTGATATTCGGCTGCTTTGTCTGAGGTAGTGCCAAGTACGGTTGCTAAATCGTTTGAATTTTTTGTAACCTCTGCTATTGCGTGTGCGTTGTCTCGCAAACCTTCAAAATATTTTACCCAACGTGTTCCAGCTGCCGCCATTTCTTCGGCACTGTGACTACTTGAGTATTCAATTTCGACAAACTGACGACGTAATTCCTCCAGTGTACCATCTTCCAGATATGTCTTCAATGGCGCCATGGCAACACGCAAAGATTCTGCTTGTTGCGATAGCCATTGCACAGATTTGCCAATAGCGACAGCGACTGCACCATATATGCCAGCCTTGCCGACCATACCTAAAAGTCCTGAAAAATTACCATTACTCAGGTTGGAAAATACGCCTTGTGCCTTGCCAAATAATCCAGTTATATTCTTTCCTGACTTTTGGGCGTTTTCACCTATTTTTTTTGTGTTTTCGGCTGTCTTTTTTGCTGTTTTGGATACATCTTCGTAAGACGTACCCATTTCGCGCAATTTCTCCTTGCCTTGAATAATTTCTTGTGTTATTTCCCCTTGCTTTCGCTTGTTTTCTTCCGCTTTGTCGCTGTTCTTGCCATAAGTCTGCACAATTTCGGAATACTCGCTTTTAAGTATTTTCAGTTGATTTATGTCTTCCTGTATGATTGTGTGGATGTCTTCTTTTGACATTCCGCTCCATATATCAGCTGTGGATGCTTTTACTTCCTCGGATGCTGTGCGTAATCTTCCTAACTCTGCCGTAACTTCGGCAATTTGCTGTTGCTTTTCCTTGATTGCGTTACCCTCGGCGAAATACTCTTTAATGGTTGTAAATGGATTTTCACCTTTACGCATAGATGTAATAAAATCGCCTCCCCAACCGTTTGCATGGTGAGCCTCCATTTGTTCCAACTGCTCGTTGAGTTTCTTTAGCTCGTCTTCTTTGGCTCGTATCGCATCAAGCGTTTTGTTTGTGCTTTCAGTTTCTCGCTTTTGTTCAGCTTCTGCTTTTTGCGCTGTAGAAGTGTACGCCTCTGAAAGTCGCTGCAAGCTGCTTGCAATTTCATTCGCTTCGTTTTTCAGCTTGTTAGCACGTTCTAAAAGTGCATCCGCTGCCTGTGCGTTAAGGTCATTGTTGTTATCAATAATATTGCCGTCAACGACCTTGAAAGTAGATGCTTCTTCTCTTGCTTTTTTCTCCTTTTCAAGCAATTCCGTCTGCTCGTCCATTAGCTGGCGGTAACGTTCCTCTGCGTTTTCCTTTGCTTTTATATACTCGTTTTCGCTAACCTTGCCTTCTAATACACGCTCCGTCAGTTTGTCAAGTGCCGCTGCCTCGGCGTTTGCTGTTTCTGCTCGCTGTTGACTTGCTTCGGCTGCTTTTTGGTATGCTTGCGTGCTGTCTTTTACGGCCTGTGTTTCTGCTCCTATCTTTTCGGCATTTGCACCGTGCGCCACGCTTTCAGTGCCTACGGCTGCGGCCACACCAATATGAAGTCCTGCATTAACGCCTGTTGACGTGTTGTCTATGGAACGTGCGGCATTAATCGTACCAAGTGCCGTGTTGAGCACGTTTGCAGCTGTCTGTGCATCTTGAAACGTGTCCGTCAGTGTTGTGTATCGAGTTTTGAGCCGTTCAACCGTCTTGCCTTGGTTTTCAAGCATTTTATTAACCGTTTCCCATTCGCTTGTTCCGGCTGTCGCTTTAGAAAGTTTCTCTTTGAGTGTTTCAAGTGTTTTTGAAGCATTCGCCAATTCTAAAGATACATTCTGTATTTTTTTTGGTGTTGCTGTTAGTTTTTCTTGCGCTTCTGCTATTATTGCGTTTAGTTCTTTAAAAGCCTGTTGTGTGCTTTTGCTGCTTGTGTCCGAACTTTGTGCAATTTCGTTTAACGCTTTTGCCATTCGTGCGCTTAGGCTGTCTGTCTTTGTTCCTAACTTGTCAAGGTCGCCTAATAGAATGTCAAATGATTTCTGAATGTCAGAAATATCCATTTGTCCACTTATTCCAAGTATTTCATCTGCTGCCATATACTTTATTTTTGTTTTATGTGTGTAAACAGATAATTATTTAATCTCCTTTGTCTTACTGATAGTAACACTTTTTATTATGTTGTCATGTTCATTCCATTCTATCCATATTTTGTCGCTTGAATTGTATTCCATAGCTTTTGTATCAAATATGGCGTTAATGAAACATTCTTTGTTTTTATAGCCAAGAAATTTTGCGGCGTTATCATCCACCAAAAAATCTACTCTTTCTTCATTTATCCATTTACGAAATGTAATATCCGTATCTTTGCATTTCTTTTGGAATATTATATATACTTTCTTGTTCATAACTGTTTTATTTAGTGAATTATATATATGATTTCGTTGTCGTAGTCAATATACCATTTGTAATTATCGCCCATGGCTTTAACTATTGTTGTAAGTGCGCTGCGGACATCGAAGTCGTTGAAATTTACTGTTATTGGTTTTATGGGAACGTCTTGTAATATAACACTCCAACCGCAATTTTCCAATTTAATTTCATCATTTAGAAATGACGTTATAAGGTATGCAAATTTATCTATTGTGTCCGTAAATGGGAAAGACGTTTTGCGTACGTCTTCATTCTGAGAGTTTTTCGTTTTTTTGTAGAATACAACTTTGCCTAAAGCCATTTCCGGATGCTGGAATTGCGGTTCATACTTCCATGACATTTCATTGATTTGTGTCGGCTCGTATGGTTCAAGCAAAAGAAATTTACGTGTAACTGTGCGCACATCGTCAATGTAATATGTGTATTCAATGTATGCGCCGACAGGCAATACAACTTTGACGGCAGCATTAAACGGCAGGGAAATGTAATTATATGTAGACATATCACGTTCCCATTTCGCATCCTTGGTTGTAGGAACTTGTATTAGTGCATCGCCATTTGCATCAAATATTGTTATCGTTTTATTTAGTTGTTTTTTGGGAATTTCTTCATGTCTATTCTCTAATGCTTCTTGTGTTTCAATACTCCAAGGTTTGTTGTCCTTCGGTTGCTTATAGTCCAACGAACACAAGGTTTCAGTATTTTTTTCTAATATAGTGCCGTCTTCTATTATATAGCATTGTGTTCGATTATCATTAATACAAACGTTACCTATATATATAATTTCGTTGTCATAGTCTATATGCCACTCGCAATTATCTCCTATGGCTTGCGCTATTGAATTAAGCGCGGAACGAAAATCCACATCATTGAAATTTATTGTCTTCCAAAATTCCGATAGACCTTGAAAGACAACAGTATAACCGCAATTACCGAATTTTATATCATCGTTTAGAAATTTCGTTAATAAATTTGCCAACTCAATGTATGTACCAGTAAAAGGGAAATTTGTTTTATGCACTTCTTCATTTTGAGAATTTCTTGTCACAAAATAGAACATGGTTTTGCCTAAAATCATTTCCGGATGTTGGAATTGCGGTTCATACTTCCATGACATTTCATTAATTTGCGTCGGCTCGTATTGTTCGAGCAAAAGAAATTTACGTGTAACTGTGCGCACATCGTCAATGTAATATGTGTATTCAATGTATGCGCCGACAGGCAATACAACTTTGACGGCAGCATTAAACGGCAGGGAAATGTAATTATATGTAGACATATCACGTTCCCATTTCGCATCCTTGGTTGTAGGAAC